AGGAACATAGAATCATTTTAGAGCAAAAACTAAAAGGTAAGAAATTAGCTGCCGTATGATATTAGTAGATAGTTTATTGTATAAGATTGATCAAAAGCTAAATAAACTATCCTCGAATGATCATCAACAGATTCAACTAGAAGATAAGATATTAGCTTTAAATGAAGCCCAGATAAAGCTGATAAAACAGAAGGTAGATGGGACACCCACCCCTAGTGGTTTGGGGCTGGATGCTTTTAGAAAAAGATATGAGGATTTACAAAACCTTATAATAGACTATAGGGTTAACCCATTAGACCTAAAGGAAGCAGATAAGAATATCAACCAATGGACAGCTTCCATAGCAGACTTAGATCCAAAGTATCTCTTTTATATAGATGCTTATATTTTAGCTGATAAAGGGAGATGTAAGGATAGGAAGATTTGGATAAATAGGGACTTGACTAAGCATGGAGACTTACAATTCATCTTAAATAATGCATGGTTTAAGCCTTCTTTCGAATATCAAGAAACCTTCAATACATTATCATCTGACATAATGGCCATCTATACAGATGGCACATTCACTCCTAAGAAACTATATCTCTCCTATTTAAGGTATCCTGCATATATAGACAAAGAAGGATACATAAATCTATCAGGGGTAGAATCCACCAACCAAGACTGTGAACTGGAGGATTACCTGGAGGATGAATTAGTAGATTTAACAGTGCAAGACTTAGCAGAGTATACAGAAAATGTAGCTGCTGTACAAAGCGCACAACTAAGAATAAACACAAACGAATAAGTTTAAAAATTTAAATAAACAAAAATGGCTGATTTTTCATTAACAACCCTGTTTGTAGTTCCAGTAGGAAATGTTCTACCTAGCTCTGGCTCTACTCAAGACCTTGACCCTGGTCAATTTGGTCTTTTTCTAAATACGTATGCTGTTGCCACTGCTGGTAATATAGCTGCTGCTCCATATTTCTATGTAGCTCAAGGTAGAACAAATACATATTTGCAGGGTAGTAAAATCTCTGATAAAATCAAAGGTTGTCCTACTGCCAATTGCGGTTCTAATGTAACTGAATGGCGAAAGGTGATTGGTTGTCCTACTCCTACAGTGCAGATTATAGACATTGATGACTGGACAGTGAAATGCGGTGATATTGTCACTATTACACTGAGAGCCCACTCTTCTTACATTGACACCCTGTATTTTAATGGACTTACAAGGTCTGTGACAGTACAAGCTCCATGTTGTGATTGTGGTGGAGACCCTTGTGATAATGTTGATGTTGATGCATTAATTGATAGTATTATAGAAGCCTTTGAATTAGCTGCTCCTGGTGCAAATCCTGATAACGTTATTCTCACTGACTTCTTCATTTTCGAACATGTTGGTACAGGTGACACTGCTATTCTGCGAATTCATGGTAAGCCATTGACAGTATATGCACAACCTTGTGATGTAGCTGCTTTCCCTCATGAATATGATAGAATGTGGTTTAATGCCTTTGTATATTCTGGTCCTGCAACAACAGCTGATTTTATTGTAGCCGATGCTTGTAACCTTGTAGCCACTGCCACAACTATTCAAACATCTAATTTTGCCACAGGCACTGCTGCTGAGATTCAGCAACTTGAGAAAAACTATTACAGCTATCAAGCTGGGTATCTCAAACATCTCTACCGTATGGCTGGGTATAATGGTAACTTTGAATCATGGGTAACTCCTGGTACAACATATAATACCTTCTATATCAGATTTAATGAATTTGATAAGAGCTCTTATGTATGGGGAGACTATATCCACGAAGACTCAAGAGTTATCATAGCTGTTCCTGTAGCTCTTACGGCTGCACTTGAAACTGTTCTTGAAGCTGCCCTTGGTGTTGTTGTTGAAGATAACGAATGTATCACAACAACTTCTACAACTACTACCTAATATCATACTGCATATTATTCCAAAAGGGGAGAGAAAGTTAAATTTACTTTCCTTCCCTTTTTCATTTAAACTAAACAGCAATGGCAGAACTGAACTTAGATATATTAGTAATTCCCACATACAATACAAAGACTCTAGGTATTGCTGATATTTCTACATATCCAGATAGTCCTCCTGTCCAAGCTCCTACAATAGAAATCACTGTTCCAGGTTTTGGAGTGGTGAGTATTCCTTTTGTTCCCAACGACTTTAATGTATTTAACTCTACTTCTCTGGAATTAACCAGTGGAACAGATGACCTACTTCCCATCCCTGATGGTGTCTACACCCTAACCTACTCTGTCACTCCAGCTTTTGAGAACTATGTAACAAAGACTATTATTAGGGTAGACCAGTTACAAGAAAAGTTTGATGAAGCTTTCATGAAACTGGATATGATGGAATGTGATATGGCCATTAAGAAACAGTCAAAAGTAGAGCTAAACACAATATACTTCCTTATACAGGGGGCTATAGCTGCTGCCAACAACTGTGCAATAGATGTAGCCAATAAACTGTATGCACAAGCTAGTAGGCAACTTACCAGTTTTGTGAAAAGAAACTGTGGATGTTCCACAAATAATTATATAACCAATTTTACCTAATATGAGCTGTCAACCATTAAAATGCAGAAATTGTCCAGCCACTCCAAAGGCTTGTCAAATGGTAAATGGACTATGTCCAGCCTGCCATGCTGCTGCTACAAAAGCTAAATAATGCTAACATATAGACTTACAAACTGTGTGGCCTGTACAACAATACCTGCCCTTTTGGCAGACATTGATTGTAAACTTACGTCTTTAGCTAAAGACTTGTATGCTGATATTGTATTTGCTTTAAACTCTCCCATCCCTCATGTAGTGATGTCAGACCTTTTAAACTATAAAAGAATATTGCAATTTAAAGCTTGTAATGCCGACTATGCAAGCTGCTACTCTGTAGAAGAAATAGCTGGCCAAGTAAAACTCTTAATTTATAAATAACCACAATGGCTCAATGTTCAAATTGTTATGGGGGATGTTCTGAAATAGTCTCTGACCAATGTGTAAAATACACAGGGGTAGATGTCCCTGTATTGGGTATTCTAAAAGGAGACTCTCTTTCCTATGTAGAACAAGCTCTTATCACCTTCCTTACAGCTACATTGAATGGTTCAGGAATTACAATAGAAATGGATGAAGATTTCTATTGTGAGCTTGTCTCCCAGTATTTACAAGAGTGTGAAACTGTAACAGCTTTAGACTTGTTTAAAGCTCTGGTACAAGCTGCTTGTAATTTACAAGAGCAAATAGATGAAATAAATGCCACTCTAGCCACTTTAAACGCAGATTATGATGTAGAGTGCTTAGACGGGGTGACAGATAGTTCTGATACACATGATGTAGTACAAGCTATCATAACAAAGCTTTGTGAAATAGATACAGAACTTACAGCTCTGGCACTAGATGTAGATACAAACTATGTCAAAATAGCTGATTTGAATGGCTACATTGCTGCTTACATAGCTTCAACTGCCACAGGAAATAGGTATAGCTCTAGAATGGTGCCTTTTGCTATTCAGGCATTCTATGGCTCTTTGGGTTTCTTTGATGCCACAGGAGCAGGTGTTGTAGGAACAGAATGGGAAGACATATATATCTGCAATGGATTAAATGGTACCCCTGATATGAGAGGTAGAGTTCCTGTAGGTGCCATAGTTGGTGTCCCTGGAGGAGCTATGGCCACAGCAGTTAATCCTGCATCTTCTCCGTTTAACCCCAACTATAGTCTTGGAACAGTGGCTGGTGCTAATAGTATTGTTCTTGCTGCATCAGAAATACCTTCTCATACCCACGTTCTTACAGACCTTGGACACACACACGTTTTAGCAGTGGATGGACAATCGAATCTTGGTACACTTGCTGGAACTAATTACGTTTCTAATTTTGGTAATTCTACCACCGGAACAGATTGGAGATATATTTTACAAAATGCCCTTGCGGGAGATCCTGATGTAGGACAGGTAGCAACTGCAACAACAGGTATTACTATCGCTAATACAGGCGGTGGAGCAGGTCATGCTAATAACC